TATACAGATCCATCATTCATGCCAGGTTTGGAAATAGTAGCAGAATGCTTAGGAGTAGCAGTGAAGAAATAGCAGCGGTTAGCAGTAGCAGAGAAGTGTTTTGTAGCAGGGAAAAAATGACTCTTAACACTGTTGTGTGCTTCATCAAAGTAAATAGTGTCAATATGAATGTCTGCTTGCTGTAGACGCTGTAGAGAGTTGTAGGTAGTGAAGATCAGTTTGTGTTTGGGAGCATCAGGATTGAATGCACTAGTCACAATTTGATTCCAATACTGAATCTCAGAGGGTTTTGTAGTGCTAAAATGCCTTGTTTCCCCCGAATGGATATGAATAACAGATGCATTAGTAACATACTCCAAGAATTCAGCAGACAACTGTTCACTCAAAAGAATACGAGGAGCAACTACAACAATAGTTTGAGGATCGCTATTGGAAAACTCTTTGATCGCATCAGCAATCATGGTCAGAGTCTTTCCAGCACCAGTCGGCATGATCAATTGACCAATACGATACTTGAGCATTGCTTCAAGACCGCGTTGCTGGTGAGGACGGAGTTGAATCACAGGGATCATTGCGTATGAGACTATCATAGCAGAAAACCGTCCCTGATGCGACTCAGTGGACGGTTTCCTAAGTGTCCTATGAAGCTTTAGATTCTCATCTTCAACCGGGACAAAGGTAGTCTACTAGGATTGTTGTTTTTTGTCAATATCTTCAGCAATTTTTTGAAATTTTGAATCCCAAGTTTCTTTATCAGCATCCCATTTACTTAGTGGGCATGAGTCAAGGATAATTTTTGCCTTTGCAGGAACATAGCATCCACATTCTCTGCAACGATTTTCTAATTCATCATACTTATCACAACCTTTGCATGTTTCAATTCTTTGTTTATAAATTTCGTCAGAAACAAAGAGAATTGCATCACGATTTTGAGTTATGTATTGAACTAATTCCCAAGAAAAATTAGCAAGATTTTTGGTTTGTTCTATAAGAGAAGGATAATTTTTATCTTCAGACATTGTTTTTATATTTCAACTAAAAATATTTATTGTGGTTGATAAGATCCCTTTATAGTTGATGCATTTATTGATCCTGATATTGTATAATTTGATCCAACAATTGCCGATCCACCATTTCCTGCACCTGTAGCTCCTGTGGTGCCAGATCCAGATGTTGCCCAATCTCCACCAGAACCACCGGATTCTCCATTTGATCCACGAGTAGCACCACAAGTTGATGGGCTATACGACAAAGTATATTGATCAACAGAGGTTATATAAATTCTTGCATTTGTATCATCTCCACTATTGTCTCTCAACTTAACACCATTATCTCTAATTAGAACATTTCTTGGATTTCCAGAAATTTGCACCATATATGTCTTTGGAGATACATTAAAAGTATATCTTCTAATTCCATTTTTAAAATTCCATGAGAATATTTCTGCATACGCTGCAGTATTACCATCACGAACTCTAATCGTATCGTAACATCTACCATTAGTATTTGGATTATCATTTGTATCAATTTCCATAGTAATTCGGGCAGATCCACTCCCAGTTACATTTAAGAAAGCATCATCATTATTTTCTGTCCAGTAATATCCGATAGATGATAAGGAATATCCAGCACCTGCAGGATCCGAACCAAGACCTCCAGGAGACCCTAATAAAGTTCCATCTTGATTATTATATCCTCTACCATATCCACCTGTTCCTCCATATCCACCTGCTCCAGCAGTGATTGTTGAATATTGAGTACATCGACGATACTGAGTATTTTTCACACATCGTTCACAACAACCCCAGCACCAATCGCAAGTAGATTGACAACAATTCCCACCCCAAGTTCCAGCATCATTATAACCACTACCGCAACCAGGAGCTCCGCCACATCCTTGAGTCGTATATTCATTATAACAAGATCCTGCGCCTCCAGGAGCACCTTGAGATCCTCTCTCACCTCCACCGCCGCCACCATATACTTGTGCCGATGGTCTTAATAAAACATTAACATTATTTCCACCGATGGGAGATAACGAAAAAGCGTTTCCACCATTCTCACCTCCAGGATCAGGTGCGCCATTACCAGTTCCACCTCCTCTTCCAGAAGCACCAAAAATTTGACCAAAAACATCAATTACCAAATTATGTGCAATTGTATTCAATATTGCAGATGGAGTAGAAGTATTTACAGATCCACAGATTCCATCAATAAACAAAAATTTTCTAATGTTCTTATTTAAATTATTATTCCAAGATTGATTTGAGATATCAAGATTAAGTTCAGTATCACTTTGAGTAAGATAATAATATTTTACTGAATTTCTAAATTGTGATGTTTTCCAATTATTTGATGTTGAAATATTGGCATTTTCGGTAGAATCTGGAACAACTGGGTCTGTATTTGTTGTACTTATGATTCTTTTTAGTTCTGAAACACTAATTTGACCAGTATCACTATTAAATGTCTCAGTTGTAGAAGAGGTTTGTTTTCTCTGCTGAGCACGAAAATTAGATCTTAAAGAACTAAAGGAAATAGCACCTGAAGAGTAATAAGGACCAGCTTTTGATACTGTTACTGCCATTACACTGAGTTTTTCCTTTATTTATGAATGGCGTTTATAATTTCTTTATGTGATATTCTTTGATTTTCTAATTTTTTAATTTTCGTATATTCATAATGTTCTTTTGCAAATTCTAAAATCTGTTGTTTATTTCTTTTTGAATTTAAGAAATCTCGAATTGCATTTTTATCAAACATATTTAATCCGTTTGAAACTTGAATAAAATTATCAAGTGACCAAACAAATTTGGTTGAATTATTGCCTAGATTTTTAGCATCTAAAAACTCGTACTTACATTTTTCCTCAAAATCTCTGACCCATTCAGTTTTATTTTCAGTCATGTATTTCCAAAAGTCAGAATCAAATCTATTTGTATTATAATGAAGACAAATAAAATCCACGATGACTTTATAAGCATTTAGGTTTATTTCATTAAATTTTTTTCTATTATATTCCAAGAAGGTTAAATTTGAATTTAAAGAAATAAAATCTTTAATTTGATTTATGATAATGTGAATACCAGTAGACTCTAGCGGTTCTACAAATCCACTTGAAAGACCAATTGCTAAACAATTTCCAACCCATGCTTGATCATAATATCCAGGTTTATAGTAAATAATTTTGTCTGTTTGCAATCTAACTCCAAATTTTTCTAATAGCCAACAATTATATTTTGTTTTTGCTTCTTCATCTGAAGTAAATCTGGAAGAATAAAGATATCCAGTTCCATATCGATTTCCAATTGGTATCTGCCATATCCATCCATTATCTGTCGCTTCTGCTAACGTGTAAGATGGCACTTCTTCAAAATCATATGGAATTTGTTGTGGAATTGCTCTGTCAATTGGCAAATAATCTGTAATGTCATTCCACTTTACCTTTAAGTTTTTAATTAACATAGAGTTAAATCCAGAGGCATCAATATAAAAATCTGCTTTTACATTTCCACTATTTTTGAAATCTATACTTTCAATTTGATTATTTTCAATATTAATTTTTTCAGCAATATCATCAATAAAATCAATCTCGTTATTCATCTTTCCAAAAATATAATTTGAAAATTCTTGTGTATCAATGTGCAGCGCATGACTATAATCAAAAGTTTTTTTTGGTAATGTAGATGTTGCTTCATTATAAAGTAGACCACCATTATAGCAATCGTTTAGAATAGAATAGATTGCACTTGATTGATCCGACTCCCCCCAAAAAGAAACTTCTTTAAATCCATGAAAATATTCTGTATTGGGAATCCAATTTTTAAAATTTATTCCTAATTTTACACTTACATTTAAGTCTCTAATTAAATCTTCAGTTTTTATTCCCAGAGAATTAAGGAATAAATGAATAATTGGTGTAGTACTTTCACCAACACCTATATTTTTTCTTTTGGCATCAAAATATAGAGAAACTTGAACTTTATCTCCCCAATATTTTTTAATCATTGATGCTGCAATCAATCCAGAGGTTCCTGCCCCCAAAACAATAAATTTTTTCATAAAATTATAAATTAATGGAAATCAGTCCACCCAACTCCAGTATATCCTTGAAATTTATTTGTATCCGTATTAAAAATAAATGCTCCAGCAACAGTTACTAAACCCACTCTTTGAGCAGTTGTTAGTCTTGGAGGTAACATATATGCTCTAGATCCAACGCCTTCACCGGGCAATAAACCTGGTGAAGATTTCCCAGCATCAGAAAAATCAACTGCAGAACGAACCGCTGTTGTTCCTACACCTACACCTCCAGATCCTCTTATATAAAGTACAGAATTATATAAGTTTGTTGTTGCATTATATTGGACAATTGATTTTCCTTCTATATACAATCCCTCACCATTAGTGGTTGTAGTTCCAATTCCAACGTTATCACTAATAGTTTGCCCAGAAACTTTTAAAGCGACGGTAGGAATTTGTGCTGTTCCAACTCCTACATTTCCAAAAAGGGCAGTTTTTTCTCTAACATCTAGATTAGCAATTGGGATGGTTGTTCCAATACCAACACTATTAACAACACTCAAATTACTTGATATACCAACATTAAAGAATGTGGATATTCCAGATGTATTGCTAATATTTTTATTGTTAAGGATCGTTGGTAAATCAAACGTTCCGGCTGATATTGTACCAAGTATATTTACATTTCCACTAAAAAATCCAGTTCCATTTGCATTAATTGTAACTCCAGTTCCAACTTGTAGATTTCCTTGTGGATCTGTATTCCCAATACCTAACCTTCCATCATAAGTTAGTGTCATTAATTCGACAAATGTTTGTCCATAGAACCAATTAAACCTACCAGTGCCAATTCCCATAGGACCAGCATGTAAGTACATACTGAAATCACCAGTATCATTGTTTAAAATCTCAAGTGTCCTGTCTATATCACCAAATCTTAAAAGTGCTGTGCTTTTTCCTACTCCAACAGATTGACCAATACTAATTCTTGCATTTCCACTATTGGAAATAACTTCTAAGAGTGATCCAGATTCTTTTCTAATTTGCAATTCTGATGTTGGTAATGCTGTTCCAACACCAATTCTCCCAGAATTAAGAGCAGCAAATGCAGTTCCTCCAGTTCCAACATGAGATCTTGTAAATACTGTTGATACTCCAGTTGTTGAAAATCCACTATTAATTGAATTGACTGTAATATCTGCTGTTGTTGTAATTGAAGATGCAGTTGATGCTATTCCAGTTAAATTTCCATAAAAACCCGTTGTTGCTGTTATAATTCCAACATTAATATTTGATGGTAATCTTGCATTATCAATTGTTCCAGTTAATTGTGGAGCATTAAGACCAGTAAGACCAATACCAGAACCAGTGAAACTTGCTGCAGTTATAATTCCAGAATATGATGCATTTCCATTTGAATTAATTGTAACTCCAGTTCCAATTTGTAAATTTCCTCTTGGAATCGTAGTTCCTATACCAACGCTGAAGGATGTAGAAATTGTAGAATTACTGCTGTTTACATACCATCCATCAACAGCAATTGCATAGATGTCAGTTAATCCAGATGCACTTCCTGAAAATAATTCTGCTGTAACAACACCAGAAACTGATACATTTTGTGTTACACTCAAAATTCCTACTGTTGTAACACCAGAAACATTTAGATCTTTTGTTACTGTAGCACCAGTAACTCTAGTATCGCCATAAACATTTAACAAATATTCGGTAGGAACGGAAGTTCCAATTCCCACCAAACCATTTGCATTTACAACGAAATTATCATCATCAACTTGAACACCATTTCTAAGGTTAAATGACTTTCTATAATTTGCCATCTTATATGGTTTTTTAGTTATTTATCCGTAAGTTTTTGTTCAAGGTTTTCAACCTTCGCAGAAAGTTCCTTGATTGCTTCAACAAGAAGTGGAACGACCTTATGATAATCAACTGCCAAGTAACCATTATCTCTTGTTACAACCGCCTCAGGAAGAACTTCAAGAACTTCTTGTGCGATTACTCCAACATCATTTCCTTCCTTGCCAGACTTTTCATTCCAAGTATAAGTATTACCACTAATGGAAAGAACTTTTGCAAGAGGATCATCAATTGGAGTAATATTATCTTTTAGTCTCTGGTCAGAGGTATAAAATGCAGTAATATCACCAGTTACATTTAAATCGGAATTGATTTGAGTTGTTGTATTAATTGCTACCTTTGATCCAGATACTGCACTTAATTTAAGATCTCCAGATGATGTGTCAATTGTATTATCATCAGTTTGTGCTAATTTAATATTTCCAAGTTGAACAGTAGAACAATTTAATGTGCCATTAATATAAACATTTTTACCAATTCCTACTCCACCAGAAATAATTAAATCCCCAGTTGTTGAAGAAGTAGACTCTGCTCCTTGTGTCAGTCTGACTGTATTATTAAATGTTGTTTGTGATTTTGCTCTAATTTCTTTATTAAATGTTACGGGACCATCAAACTGAGAAAGAACTTGTCCAGATGCACCACCTTCTACAAGTAATCTCTCTTTAATTGTAACTTCATCAAATACGGCACTTAAACGATTAGGATTTTCACCAGTAACTGTTGGTTTTGGAATATCATAAGAAACAACCTCTCCACTTGCTGCAGATGTTTTGGTATTTCCATTATAAAAATCTCCAGAATTGTTCATTCCAGTATATACAACAATACCACCAGAACGTTCCTGAGAGTTCGCTAAAAAGTTTTCTTGATCATTTAGTGTTTTAACCTGAACTTGTGGCAATCCAGTCGAATAGTTACCTGGACCATATCCAAGATATTCAAAGGTGTGCCCTGACGCACGAAGAATAGAAGGTCTTCTGAACTCAATTGCAATTGGATTAATTCTACGAATCAACGAGTTGACATCATGATTTTCTTGAACTGTTCCAAGAGATCCACGAATTACAGTTGCAGAAGTATCATTACCACTGCTGGTAATTCTCATAATTTCATTATCAATTTGAATATAACATCCAAGTGGCAATCTTTGTGCTGTTCCAATACCAGTATGACTAATATTAATTGTGCTTCCTGTTGTTAACTCAGATGTTAAAATAAATGTTTGATTATCATAAAAAGAGACATTACGTGTTCCAAAATTTTCTCCATTTTCATCAGAAATTGCATTATTTGAAGAAAGTCCATGTTTTAAAACATATCCATTTGTTGCCGAAATTGAAGAGTTTGTAAGTGCTGTAAATGTCGTTACACTTTCTCTCTTATCGACAATGTAATCTCCTATATTATTATTATTAGAATCAATTACACGGAAACGATTTCCAGAAAGAAGACCATGAGCATCGTAAGTTGTAAATGTTGTAATACCTGCTGAGGAGTTGTATGCTGTCCCGCTAATTCTAATTGATGAGTTAACGACAAAAGCGTATTGTCCAGTTTGTATTGTTGGATCTCCAACAGTTTTAGCGATTGCAATTGATGTTGAAGATCCAATAGAAGTAATTCGATAATAACCATCTGTTACTGTTCCTGCACCGGTGATTTGAACAACGTCACCAATGTTTGTAGAAATTCCTGATGTTGAGACTGTGTAAAGAGCACCACTTCCAGCACCAATTTTACTTTGATCAAAATATAGAGATCCAGCAGTATAACCAGATCCAGGTGCCATAATTTCAACAGAAGTTACAATTCCACTACTCACAATTACTTTTGAAGTTGCACCACTCCATGAACCTGTTTGAGATCCATTAAGAAGTTTAACATTATAATATGTTCCATTTGTATAAGATGTTCCACCATTTGAAATTGAACCAGTTACAATTCCTGAAAGACCATGAAATCTTGCAAAAGTTAATGTTGCAATTCCAGAACTTGATTCAACAGAAGAAATTGTAAGAGCAACTCCAACATTTTTAAGAGAGAGATCTGTTGTTTCACGTGTAATACTTTTCTTTAGATCATTTGTCTCAACCGCACCAATTGGAGCACGTTTTGCAAATGTTTTTGCTGCTTGAGGGTTATCATTTACATTATCTCTATCTAATTGAGGATATAAATCGACAGGTAATTGTCCATACTTAAGATTTGTAAAAAGATTTGCACTAATTGCATTACTTGAGTTTAAAACATATAAGTGATAAATTCCATCTTGTTGATTGAAAATATATGGAGAAATAATTTCATTTCTGTAAACAAATAAATTACTTTGCCAATCATTCCTTTCAAATCTTGGTAGATTTTGATCTCTAGTTGATGTTGTATCTGTAAATGTTCCAGCAGATTGTGTTACGCCCGTAATTGTATTTGTTGTTGTATATCTAAAGGTATATGCATCAATAATATTAGATACAATGAATCTACCATTGTATCCAGAATCAAATCTTCCCGTAGAATTTGTTGAACTTTTAACATTTCTAATTGTTACTACTTCACCAACTTGAACATTATGTGGAAGTTCAGTTAATACCGTAACTACATTTGAACTTTCTGAACAAGATGCAATCAATCTTGGATTTTTTAAATATGCATAATCAGTGCTTGCAATGCTAGTTCTTGTAAAATCAGTGTCAGTTCTAACACCTGTAGTGCTGGATTCTTGAAGAATAAATCCCGTTTCTGGATCTTTTGCGTTTGCAAATTCTTTTGGAATAACAACTCTCAACTTATAAATTTTTTCGTCTAAACTTCTTTCATCAGAAATACGCTTCACATAAGCAAGATCTGTTGTTGGACCAAAAGTTATCGTTCCACCAATACTCAATGCATTATAAATTTCATTGTTTTGATTAACGTGAATAAACCAGTTATTATTTTGACTATCAAATTGAATAGGTGATCCAAGTTCTCCAGATTCCCTGTCAGAAACTCTACTTAAAATGTGAAGATTTGTACCACCTACAACTTGAATTGGTTTGTTTTGAAGAGCATTTGTATACGATGCTGCAAGTTTTACTGTATTATTATCTCCAGGATTAATTGCATAGTAAATTTGATGAGGATCAATATTTTCTGGCAAATCTCCATCATCACTTATGATTATGATCTTTTCACCCGTTAACAGATTGTTAGATCCAATTGTAAATGATGTCGTAAATCCAGTTGGAGGTGTAGTGGTTGCATCATAAAATTTAACAGAACTTGTTGTTCCTAATGCAGTTGTAAGTCCAGAAGAACTAATTGCATTATTACACATGTAAATATTTGCTTCACTAGTTCCAGTTCCCAAAGGAACGTATAACTTATCATTTAATTTTGCACCGATTCGATATCCTTGTGTAAGAGATGATGGGGCAACATTAATTGAGTTAAATCCAAAAAGATAAAGGTGACTTGAGATACCAACTTGAGTTGTAAGTCCTACGTTTAAAGATAACCACTCAATGTTATCTTCAACAGAAGAAACTGATCTTGGTGTGACTATAGAGGTAATAAAAGCTTTATTATCCTTATCAAATGCTTCTTTTTTAAATCCAGAAGAATTTAATGAAATTTGACCAAAGTTTGAGTTTGAGTTTGTAATTGATGCATCACCACCAGTTTCTGCATCAAAATGCTTATTAAATCCAATTGCAAATACAGAAACAATTTGAATGAAAGCATCATTTGTAATTTTAATATGACTTGTTTCCCATCCTTGACGATAGATAGCGTCTGGATCTAAATGATAAACTCTATTTGTATCTGTTTGAGATGCTCCATTTGGAAGATCTCCACCAGAAACAGTAGTGTAATCAATTTTTTCATAAGATCTAGAAGATTTATTATATTTTGCAAAGGCACGATCATCCTTTTGAAGAGATACTGCAGTAAATTGTGCAACAACGGTGCTTCTAAATCCTGATGCTTTGCTACCATCAGCATGAAGACCATTCATACCCCAGACAGAGCGTAATGAACAGTTAAAAATGTAAGGGGATGCGCCAGATACAGTATCAGTCTCAACTGTTACTGTCGCTCCGGCAGCACTTGGACTTGGAATTGTAGGAACTGTTGAAAGAAGGTAAGTAAATGATGTTGAACTTAAAACAGATTGAACAGTTGTTGAAACATTATAAACCCCTACACCAACTCCTTTAACTTTAATTGGAGTACCTACGTTTAAACCATGCTCTGTTGTGGTTGTAACTGTAACACGTGCGTCTGCAACACTGCCATTACCAGAAAATATTGAAGCAATTGTAATTGGATCTGAAGCAAAAGCACCGACAATTTGAAACTCTGGATCTCTCTTTGCAAAACCAAGAGGATTCGTTGGATATTTATCTTCTGCTTTAATTTCACGATATGCATTATAAGCATTTGAGACTTTGCTATAATACATATCAAGATCGGTGAGACCTGTTGCAGTTCCACCAGCACCACCAATAGGCAATGTAATATTATTTACACCATCACAAAATTCAAAACAAGTTACTTTATGGTGTGAAAAATTAGGTGTTGAGCGATAGATTGATGAAAAATCATCTGGATTTGTATATACCGTGCTACTTGCATCTGCATCAAAAATAGAAAATTGCCAAAAATAACAAGCACCAGTAATTCTAAAAATTGCAGATTTAGATACAGTATCATCTGTTGGATTTGGAACATATTTTGGACGAATTTTGGTCTTTCTTAAATCAAGACCAACAATAGAAGTTCCTCTTGGAACAACAACACCACCATACCAACTATTAAACTTATAAAGAATATTATCTTCTTGTGCAAGATCAAAGTTTGAATTTAATCCAAGTGAAAAAACATTTGTAGCAGTATCTTGACCACCAGATCGATTGACTGCTTTTGCTCCACTGTTATTATAAACTGCATATCCAGGTCTATTATCAATTAAATGCTCACCGGGAAATAGTAAAATTGTGGTTTTTTCTACTAAATCATTATTATCTCCAGCAATATATGAGAATCTTGCCGCTTCTAATAATGCTCTTTGTATTGTTTTGAAAGGGCGAGCAAGAGAATTACCTTGATTCTCAATACTATCAGTTGAATCAAGATCATTTGGATTGACGTAAAGAATACGACCTTCTGTATTCTTGATAAAATTGTCAAGTTTATTCAGACCCATTTTTATTGATTTTAACTCTTATTATCTTCTATTTAGTTAGTCAAATCTTCCTCATCATACTCATATTCTATCTCTTCTGGCATATCTTCAGGATTTTCTAACTCAACTGGAAAGAGACAGGGGTGTGCCTCCTCATCAATCAAGTAGAAAGAACTTCTATATAAATCGTCTGGTTCAAATGTGCGATTCTTATCTGCTTCTCTGCACAAATCTTGATCGTATAAGTGTCCCTCTGGCAACTCATCGAAGGTAAATGGAACAGAGTTGATAAAATACATCTTCACAATCATACTGCCGTCATTGTACCAGCAGTATGCAGAATCTATACGATAAGACATAGGGGTTTTCCCATATCTTATATTTATTTTTAGTAGGAGCGGCGAGACTTGAACTCGCATAGCCGAAGCCGACGGATTTTCTTACCACTACGACTTTCGCCGCCTCATAGAGTTTGTGGTCTGGACTATACCTTCACCATATCTTGTGATTTAGGTGCTCCCCGTCTAGTCTCTACACCTTCATCTTTCGATGCTTGGCTCGGTATTGCCATTTTACAGGTTTCACCGAATTTGAGGAGTTACACTCATGAGGTTTCCCAAATGAGGCTCAATTTTACATAAGTCCGTTGTGTCTACCAATTCCACCACGCTCCCGTGATGTGAGACCATTATAACTCAAAGAGTTGTAGTGGTCAAGTGCAGGTTGTGGGGATCGAACCCACCTTAGCCGAATTATGAGTTCGGTGCTTTCAACCAGAGAGCTAAACCTGCACGATGGGAACAGCGGGAGTTGAACCCGCGCTAAGCACTTATAAGGTGCCCGCTCTAACCATTAAGCTATGCTCCCATAAAAAACTCAGAGTATCACTGAGCTTCGTTGTTTAATTCAGTGTGTATTCGTATCAGATCGTCGTCTGCGGGCATCATTACTGCTGCCTTTCCATTCTCATCCACAATACCTAAAGTTTCTCCATTTTCAACTCGTCCCATCAGTTCATCAAACCTCTCTTGAAACTCTTCCACTGTGAAAATTTCCATTTCCGATATTTATATTATAGCATCACTCGCCATAAACTGCAAGGTCTGCGTATTCAATTTGATCGGGTTCAAGATTAGCAGTGACAACTTCAAGGACGTTCATAAACTCTTGAACAGTATCACATTCTACCAGACGCTCGTTGCCTTGATCACTCAGGAGCAAGAAGGTACGACTGCATACATCAATTACAATGCCCTGTACGGTCTCTTGTGCAGTGCTCATGGGGTGTTCCGTTGATTACCCCCATATTATAGGGGGTCTTGGTGCTGGTGTCAAGAGGTCTTTAAGAGTAATTTTTAATTACACCAATGGACCCAACGATTCTTGTGTTTTCTTCTTGAAGATCTTTAATTGTAAAATTCTGCCCATATCTCTCAAACTCATATTCTCTTCTTTCAGTTTTAATTTGATTTGAGCTAGTAATTAAACTTGTTAGTTCACTTCTTAAAGATACAATTTGCGATTGCTTTGATGTTATAGATGATGCGTGTGAGACGCAAACTGAAGATGTACAAGGTATTCTGTAACAAGAAGACAAGTTACCATATAAACTTCCGATTCCAGACTGTGTAGAATCATTTTGTGTGTAAACTAACCACGTACCTATACCTACATTTGATGTGACCAAAAATGTGCTAGTACTATCAAAAGGATCTTCACCGTTATAAGTTGGTGAGGACATATTTTCACTATAAACTCTTACAACATCAGGAAAAACAGTTGAAACGCCAACAGTTGTTCCACACCCAACAGCATATGCATTTTGTGAAAGAGATACTATTTCCGTTTGAAGAACAACTATTGATGCTGCAATAGAAACTATCTTTTTATCAATGTTTGTACAAGGGGGTGAAAATGATTCGATGCTTTCTTGCGATTCTCCTTTACTCTCATTGAGGAAAGAGATTGCATCCGTATTTGCAGATAATTTTTCACTTAATATTTCACTTAGAAATTTCATTTATTTTCTCCTTCAGTTCTTCAATTTGTTTTTGTTGTTCTTTAATTGCTTCAATTAAAAGACCGACAATGTTTCCATATTGGACACCTTTGTATCCATCAGGATTTTCTCCAACAACTTCTGGTATGATTTGTTCAACTTCTTGTGCAATAACTCCAATTTGTGGTTGTTTAGTTTCTTTAAAGTCAAAAGATACTCCACGAAGAGCAGAAACTTTATCTAGTGCATTTTCAATTGTATGAACATTTTCTTTGAGTCGTATGTCGGAAGTTGGGAGTTTCTTACCTAATGCAAGTTCTGCTTCTAGATCCTTACCATTAATTCTAACCTTTCCAAAAAAATTAGTTCTACCAATAACGGTTAATCTTCCAGATATGTAACTTAGTCCAAATAGATAAACTCCAGAAAAATTCAGAATTTTTCCCCTAGTTCCTATAATATTTGGAGGTGCTTTTAAATTAAATGGATTTTTAAGCATCCATAAATTTCCACAAACAGCTTGCTCACCAAGAATTAAAGAATTACTTTGTCCTATTAACTGCCCAGTGACTTTTACATTTTGATTAAAAGTGCTATTATCGTGATAAAATTTTTCTTTACCTTTTTCAGGAAGAGTTGGAAATCCAATTAAACTGAATAAAGTATTTACTACTGACATTAACCTACTCCTACAATTGCTTTAATTGCGCCAATTACATTTAATCCACCAACAAACACATCAGTAATATATTCATTTCCTACAGGTGAGAGTGAGAATGCTCTCTTTCCAAAAGAGTCAAGAATAGCATTACCAGTCAGTGCTACTTGATCTATTTTGTTTGCTTTCATAATAATGCGACCAGATCCTGATATTGCATTAATATTTCTACCCGCTTTTAAATCTAAATCTTCTACTGCCTCAATCATAATAGTTTTTCCTTTGATCTTCACTGTACCATTACTCATTGCAGTGATACAAATATCTCCACCCATTCCAGTGAGACAAATATCAACATTTCCCTCAGATCCTGTATTTCCAGCGACGATTTCAATTCCTTTATCATTTAAAATCTTATAAGACCCTGTTTCAGTAAAAGTCTGCAAATGAACATCATTATCATTTGTATAAGCATACATGTGATAAACAGATGTTCCATCCATTCCCATTAAGGGATCATTTGTAGTAATTCTAAATTTTGGTCCTACACTAATATAATCTCTTGCTTCGTAATTTCTATGAGTCATTTTATGTTGGACAATCTATTGATGTTTGAATACCTACTTTATCTCTAATTGTTTGTTGAGATATTGTACCAAGAATTGGTTTCAAGATAGCACCAAATCCAGTGTCTGAGTTAACTGTAATTACAGGAATATCAGAAACCTCCAAAATATTTAGAGGTGTTGCCGAAAGTATTCTACCATTATCAACTGTTAAACTATAAGTATTTCCAAGATTATCGGTTGCAGTATCATTGTTAGAGTATTCTAATCCAGCAGTTTGTACTATAACATCAGTAACACCATAAGCATCTTGATTTTGCACTAATGGATATCCTTCACCAGAAGATAGCATATAAATTGCAGTTACTTCTCCAGCATCATTGATTACTGCTCTACCTTTTGCACCATATCCTAATCCACAACTATCACTAAATTCAACAAAGGGTGGAAACCGATATCCAGAACCAGGATTTGTAACTACAGATCCAATAATACTTGCAGTCTGTGTTACATTATTGATTGCATTTATGAGTGGATTTCTAGCACCAAGAATGGCAATTGCTGTTGCTCCAGATCCTCCTCCACCAAAAATGTTAATTGTAGGAGAACCACAAGTCGCTGGGAATGTTGGAATACACTCACCCAATCCGTTGACAGCATCCTGTAAGATATCGTTTGAGAATACATCTGCAATTCCTGCAACACCTTCAACTGCAGAAGTTACATCTCCAACAACACTACCAATAGTGTTTGCAATATCAAAAATACTATTAAATGATTCTAGAGGATCTATACTACTCTTTGGACCAACTCCAACTACCCATTCTTTAGTTCCATCACACTTATTATTGCTTTGATTACAGTCAAAGAGACCACCAGATCCACTAAATAAATCTTTTGCACTTTTAATAAAATCAACAACACTAAAAACACCACCCAATAAAGCAGAAATACCATCTAAAGCAGAAGATAATCCATCAGCAATCGCATCGGTAATTGTATTAATAAGAGATCCGATGAATTGCTCTGCTATACAAGTTACAAATCTTTCAACATTTTCGAGAAGTGATTCAAGTAACTGAATAATCAAATCTTTAAGACCCTCAACAATTGCATTTGCGACACAAGAAAGTGCTTCTTCTAGAACTTTAATCGGAATTACAAAAACTTCATTAGACTTATATCCTGCAGTATGTGCTGCTGCTGGACTACCAGTTGCAGCAAGAACTGACCCATAAACACTAATATACAGTGCTTGTAATGCTTTTGGAATAATTCCTGGATTTTTCTCATCACCAACTAGATACTCATAAATTATATTAAAAATTTCACCAACTAACCAGTTGACTGCACCTTTAATTACCTCAGCAGTATTTTGAATTGCCTGTTTAAAATCAGAAATTTTTCCTTGGGCATCTTGTATATCTTTAAGTAAATTATCAACTTCGGATTTTACTGTTTTAATTGTTGTATCTTCACAAGTATCGGCAAATACAACTTTTTTTCCAATACCACTATAAGCAGATATTTCTTTTAATCTTGCTGCTACTTCTGGAGGAACTGCTCTTGGACTTTTTTGAGATTGCTCTGTTGCTTCATTTGATTCATCAGATTCTATTCTACCAGTTCCTTTTGGACTTTTTACTCTAGATGTGTGTCCAGTAAAAGGAGTAAAAGGATTTTTATATTCGGCAGTTGACCAATCACTTGTATGACCAAGTGTTCCCATAATAACTGGGATTTGTGCATTATCACCATCCATGAAAAATCCAATGACCATATCGCCAGGTCTTATTTTTGGATTTACTGCATACTTTGCTGCACCACTTCCAGTAGTAGTTGGGAACATAACCTGCGCCCATGGAAGATCATCATTTGATAATTCAGAAACGTCTAAAGGATGGTATCCTATAATTCTAACTTTGTATCTGTATCCCCATCCACCACCATTTGCTTGCTCTTCCCACGATTCTACCGGTGCAATTTGACCTAACCACCAACGAAAACCGTCTCTACCAATAAAATGACTTTGAAGTAATGATTGATCTAACATTTACGTTTTTCTTGCCTCTACATTGACTCCAAATGTATCACGAATGAGTTTCATAGATGTATATGAATTCTCAACATCAAAATGATGACATAGTTCTTTAATCATATATAGACCACTTGTTTCAGGGTCAAATTCTTTTGCATTTGATTGAGTGATTTTTGGAAAGTTGCATTCAATGATATCACCAGCTTTTAGATTTGTATTTGACGGTACAACAATATTAACAACCTGAGTAAACAATGTGTTATATCTCATGAGTGATTGTGATTGATAATCTATTGGATCTGCATTTAGATTTTTAGATACATCTTTTTCCATTGTTCCAACATCTAAAATTCCAGTGATAATTCTAGTTGGAATATCTCCAAGAGTTTGACTTGAATTATTATCTAATCTTGGAAGATTAAATGATTTTCTTCCAAGATTACTTGTTTTTCGATCATAATTACTTTGTTTGAATACTTCTTTACCTGGAGATGTGATTGTTCCATTTAATGGATTAAAGAAAATTCTATAATTTGCATAAGTTCCTAAACGAAGTTTTTCAAGTAAATTTTGATTTTTATCAACATAGTAATTCAAAATTTTAAAATCATTATTTACTTTTTTATCATTCTCATCATAAGATGTTTGAGATTCTGTATAAGTATAAGTTGCTTTTGGACTTTGTTTCATTAGTTCATCAAGAGATCTAAATTGAAACCCATCTTGAGTTTGATAGAAGACAAAACCAGCAGTAGCACTTCCAGAACTTTCAGGAACTGCTTTTGATGCTAACCAAACTAAAACTGTAAATGGTTTTCTTAGATTGCCAATGAAACCATATTTGTTAGATGAAGGATTTATTGTTCCTAATTTATTTGTTTTTAATGTATCCCTTAAAATTGCCGATACAGAATCACTAATTCTTAAAGAAGTTGGAAATTTTTTAGAAACTCTTACTGTTTCATTCGTGATTGCTTCTCTTGATACTAAATGCAAAGTAAATGTTTCTCTGTTTGTTTCAGATATTACATCAGTGATGCTTGAAACATAAAAATAGTCATCTGCTTTCTTAGAAAAATTTAATCCTGGATTTGTTGCTGAGTTGCCAGCGATATTTAAAGAAACCCTTTCTCCCCCACGAAGAGGAAGACCATTATAAATTGACTGCTTATCCCCACTTTTACCATCTGCTGGTGTGATAACATTTCCATTATCAATGACTTTAAGTTTTGCAGTGATTGTTGGTGAAAAAATATCTTCATAATACTCAAATAAAATAGCACCAGTTATTAGATCAATCGTTCTTGATCCGTCATTTGATTCTAAAATAAGTTCATTGTATAAGGACTTTTTAATTGACATTATAGATACGCCAGATCGAGCAAGAGTTTGTTCTTAATAAAATTATTTAACAGTTTAAATTCGGTGATTGTTGGAGTAACTGTAGGTTGTTGAGATGGGTATGATACTTGTGGTGCTTGTGCCTGTGGTTGTGTATCATCAATGAATATTATTTGTGATCCTTTTCTTTCGGGAGTCATTGCCGCTGGTTGTCCCATTCGTGAAGATGGGAAAGAAATTTGTGCGGGTGGAGTACTAGGTTGTGATGTTATTGCTCCAGGTTTAGCATATTTTAAAGGGTGTCTTTTTAACCAGGATCCTGGATCTTCAAAAGAAGTAAACTGCCCATTACTTTGTGGAGGATTATTTGAGATTTCCCAGTGTAAATGTGGTCCAGTTGATTCACCTGTGCTTCCAACATAACCCATCAAAGTTCCCTGATTAATAACTTGTCCAACACTTACAGAAGGACGATTTCTCATATGACCAAAGAAATGATATGCACCATACATATCATCTTGCCAAACAACCCAGTTTCCGTAACCAGCAGAAGATGCAGTTCCATCTATACCAATATGAGTTACTTTTCCAGGAAAATATGCATATAAAGGAGTTCCACTAGCAGCAGCAATATCATATCCTTTATGTTGTTTTCCCCATCTCATTCCTTTTCCTGAGGTTATTGTTGCTCCAGAACCAGGTTTAAATGGACTATATGGAACACTTAAAGGTTTATTACCCATTGATGCACCACTTGTTCCAGTTACAGGTGTAAAACTTGTTGCTAAAGGAGTTTGTGGAGTAACCGATGGTTTTTGTGGTTGTCCTGATGAAGGTTTAAAGTTTTTAATAAATTGATTGTGTTTTCTTCTCCGTTCAGCATAAACTCCTTTAGATGGATTCTCCCATTGTATCATCCAGTCATCTGCCGCCTCTTCTGGAGTATTAAACTGTTTTCTTAAATATAATGGAGTATTTGGATCATTCTTTATTGCAAAATCAACTTGTCCTTTCCAATTAGTTTTATAATCAGGAACTGCTTTTAAAAATGCGTTTTTTCTTGACGGAAAAGAATATTGAAATAATCCAACACCAGATTTTGTCCCACCTTTTTCAGTAACTCCAATTTGAAATCCACTTTCTCCTTGTATATTTGCCAAAATACCAAGTGCATGAATATGGGGCACTCCCAACTGTCTTAAATATGAATAAACTGCCTGAGGACTTACTGTTCCACTACTAGCAGTATCTTCTTCAGGAAACATAGTATCAGGTCTTTCTTCATCAAGAGCAGGTGCTTGTTCTCCGGTTTCTACAGATTCATTAAGTGGTGTGGTAAAAAGTCTGAATGTTTCTGTAATTTCATCACCTAAACCTTGAACTGCAAGATTAAGTTCATCAAAAGATTGTGCAACACTTCCCTCACTAAACGAATTAAAATCAAGTGTAATAATTGCATTGAATGAATTCTCTAAAACAGATCCAAATGATTTGATAATATTTTGCATATTACCGACCATATTATACATCGTTCTACCAAATATCTGAATTCTAGTTACAAACTCTTGACCCATAAAAATCCAAGTCGGTAGATTTTCTACAATCCATCCAGCAGTTATAAATCCTAAAAATCCAACCAATCTCCCTAAAGGTCCCTTATCACTTCTCCCTGCAAAGGCAAGTCCTCTTGAAGGAGATGTTGATACTCTAGAAGATTCTAACTGATCCTCAATTTCTTGTCTTTTTGCTGCTTCTCTTCTTCTAGATTCAATAAGTTGAGTATTTGCAAATAATTCTCTTTTAACTCTAGTATTTGTCGCAATAATTTTAGAGATATTACTAACAGAATCATTAACAGAAGAAACACTTCTCTTTGTTTCAAACAAAGATTTAGAAATATTGGTAATATTAATTGATGATGTTCTAAGTGAATCTGATATTGATGCCATCTTATGTTACCACATTATAATTTAACTGAGAATATAAAACATAAAAATTATCAGGATTTGCAGAGTTAATCAAAGGAACATCAGATAATGCTCCACTTGTCAATGGAACATTTGCTTGTTGATTAGCATTATTTGATGATTTAATCATTGTTATTGATGGTTGTGGTTCTGGCAACTGACCAACCTGTGTTGGTGGTTTTGCAGGTGGTGTAACTTCTGCTGGAGATGCTACAACAGCATCTGGCAATCTCATTTCGGACCAATTGTATCCTTTAGATGCTGCCCAAGATTTTGCTTGTTGCTTTTCTTCTGGAGTCATTTTACTCCATGCATCTTCAATTCTCCCTCTTGCAAAGGGATTATTTCTATATTGCCATGCCTGTTCAAATTTTGAAACCATTTCTGGACTTGGAGCAGATGGCATCATGGTAGTTTGTGGTTGCACTGCAGCAGGAGCAGGTGCTGGTGCGGCCGCAGGTGCAGGTTCTGCTGCTGGTTTTGGAGATTCTTTTGGTTTTTCTTCTGCTGCTGGTTTTAGAGATTCTTTAGGTTTTTCTTCTGTTAAAATTCTAGTATTTGTTTCAGTTTTTCCAAAAAACTTATCATAAATTTCTTTTCCAAACTTTTGACCTGGACCATATGCAAGAGCACCAGAAATAAGTCCTGTTCCTGGAATAGGTATTAAAGATCCTAAACCAAAAGCGGCAGCAGAAGTAATCATACCGCTCGTGGCACCTGCAACTGCTCTGGCAGGATTTTCTCCTCCAGCAATGTCAAGTCCTGTCATCAATGCACCAATTGCAATATTACTTCTTACATTAAGACCACTACCAGGTTTTGGTCCAGCAGGTTTTGGTCCAGCAGGCTTTGGACCGCCAATACGAGGGAGTAATGCTGCTGCAATTGCTAAAGGTTTTGCAATTAATAATCTTGTTAATCCAAAAGCAATTCTACCAATTGTATTTTTAACAATCGAAAATCCTGCACGAATTGCTAGTAAACCACCACCAATGATTGCAAGATTTTTAATAATATTAAATTTAATATTATTAAAGAGACTTGTATTCTTATCTTCAGATGCTTGTATTGCTTGGACAACTTGATTTGTTAACCAACCACCAAATAAAATTCCAAGTGCAGCACCAATTCTACCAAAGACATCATCTACCTTTGGAGTTAATTTCTGAACTGGAGTAACAAGAGCATTTTGTATCTTTTGCTCTAATTCATTCTCTTTACCAATTCTAACTTGTTGTTCTGCTAATCTTCTTTCTTTCTCTTGTTCTGCTCTTGTTCTAGATATTTCTTCAGCATTATCTTGTTGGAGAAGTGTTGCAATGCTTGCAAGACCTGTTCCTAACTTACCAATATCAGATCTTAATGCTTGAATATTAGAATTAAATCCTAAGAGTGCTTGCTCTTGAGACTGAATCACTCTAACATTCTGGTTATCAATTTCTCTTTTTCTATTTTCAGATTCTATTAATTGATTTCTGAAAACAGATTGATCAATTATTGATTTCTTTAAAAGTGCATTTCTAACTTCTTGAGACAGAGGAGATCCCGTGCCTGGATCTATTCCAGATCTACCAACTTTTTCGGGATCTAACTCAGCCATTTGTGTTGTTCTTTAAGTTTTCTTCTTCAATATATTGTTTGAGAAGAGCAATATAAACTTCCCTTTCCCAAGGTATAAGATTTTCTATTTCTGTCAATGAATATTTATGGTGTTGAACAAGAGAAAAGTTAGTTTTATAATATGACTCAAGATTTTCATGAGCCATTCCTAAGCGAAAAAACTTGATAACCCTTCCAGTAATACTTCACTCTCAACTCCAGTATTTGGATTCTTGACTTTAAGTGTATGAGAAAGTTTAGGCATCGTTGCAAAAAACTTTTCAACTTCTTTGAATTGCTTTGAACTTAACTGATCAATAAATTCAGAAAGTTCTTTTGCTGTGCAATCAGATGCTGACCAAGATTCTTCTTCATTATAAACTTGTTCCACACAAGACATAATCAAATCAAAAGTATCATCAACACTCATGTTAAAGTCATTTCCAAAGTTTGTTTTGATAAACTCTTTCATTGATGGATACTTCATTCTAAGAGTTAGATTAGAATCTAATTTAATATCTCTAGAATGTTCTTCATTTACACTAATTTTAATATCATCAAGATTAATGCTGATTGGAACTTGTGTTTGACCATCATCAGGACAAGTAATTAAAACATCAACATTTTCACCAACAGACTTTCCACGAATATTAAGAAACAAATATTCAATATCAAAGGTTGCAAGTTGATCAACCTTAATTCCTTTTGTTAAAATACAATTGCTAATGACATTTTTAACAGCATCAGCAATTTGTTTTGAGTCTTCA